TCATTTATCAAGCACAATTTGTAAGTTTTTGTATCCATACTTATGGAATAGGTATAATAATTCTTGCCCATTGATTAACGTAATTGGTTTATCTTTGACAAATTCAAGGGCGTCTTTTCCGAAGTTGCTTGTTGTTACTAAGATTCCTTTGGTGGCTCCCTCGTGCAACATAGTTCCATAAAGGTCGCGAACAGCGGAAACAGGCACTGTATTGTTATAGCGTTTGGCTTGAATAACGAATTTTCCACCTTTTATGGGATCAGGATCGAAGGCGACCGCATCAACTCCTCCATCTCTACTTGCCTGTGTAACCTTTACTTCAGCACCATCCTCATTAAACATTTTCTCAAATAATTGTCTGACTAAATGCTCGAAATCCTCCCAATGCATGGTGGCTAAGTTTTGATTTGAGTGCAGATTAGATAAAATATCTTTCGATTCGACAAACCGATTATCCTCTTTATCAATATCCAAAATTGGTTTAACAGGGGTTAGAAATGCTAATTTTCCTGCAAAGATCCCTTTTAGATTTTGAATACATTTTTTGTAGTCCACCCGGGCGAGATTGATCCCCTCAAACTCTTTGCGTGAAGTTTGTACAGATATGATGCATGACGAGCTATCCTGGCCAGTGGATTCATCAACATAATCAACCCAACCGTTAAAGACTACTACATCCACATGTTCTATGTATACCGATTCAAAAATCTCATGGATCGTTCTCAAGGTAATTTGGTAAATTATCGAATCGTAAAACTCCTCGAATTCTTTCTTTTTCATTTCCTTTGCAACAATCTCCTGCTTAGTCGGTGAATATTTGAACTCAACTATCTTTGGGATAACAGCAGGCGAAGGTAATTTATAGGAAATAATTACCGTTTTTAAATCCGGACGATACTGAACCTCATACTCTTTTTCGATTTCTTCGGGATAAGCGGAGTTTTCCAACACAACATTAATGTATTTCTCAATAGCTTCCGGATCACCAGCTTCGAAATTTGCGCGCCATTCATCGATTTCCTTATTGTACTCATCCTGTTCTTTTTCATATTTTTCTTTCTCAGCTAAGTAGTCATTATAAGCCTTTTCGTATTCTTGTAGGTGCTCGTTGTATTCATCTTGTGCTTGTTTCTCGAGCTTTTCTCTTTCTTTTTTTAAAAAGGGGAGTAAAGATTCAACAAATGATTTTTTAGGAACTTTATGCTTCTTTAAAAAATATTGCAGATCCTTTTTTTCAAATTCAAACGGACGAAATGGCTCCGTCTTCTTTTGTTGGTCCCAATCCAACTTATCGTTTAAATTCAGGGTATGATTTAGGAGATTTCTGTATTGCTCAATTTTTTCCACAGCAAGCTCTGTCTCGAATTCGGCTTCTTCTTTCATATCGAGAATAGCTTCTCGTTTTCTCTGCTTCTCTTCCTCTAGATCCCACTTTGCAATTTGCTCCTCAACTTTTAATTCTAGTTCCCACCGGCTTTCAGCCTTAATCGTCTTAACTTTTCCAAGGTATTCATTATAAATGGTTTTTTGATAATAATACTTTTTTGCCATTGTTAACCCCCTAATAAAGCAAGGACACTCTAGATGAAACTATCCTAGGTGTCCTTCCCTTGATGACTTATGTTAGCAGGTTTTCAAAAAGTTAATTATGTGTTTTTCAAGCGTCATTTCTGCCTATCCCCTGGCTTCCGCTCCCCCTCACTCTTGAGGATCTCCCATATTTTCAGCAATTGCTCCCGTCGCTCCTCCGGCGCTTCGGCGAGTTCCTTGAAGAATAGCCCCAGATCGGGATCCTTGAGCTCTTCTGGAATGTCATCCTGCTCGGACGGGTTCGGATGGTCAGTCCGGCCGAGGAGGTAGTCGGTGGTGACGTTGAAAAAGTCAGCGAGCTGTCTAACGAATTCAAAGGATGGTTCTCTTTCATCTCTTTCATACATTCCTATTGTGCTCTCGCCGAGACTGAACTTATCAGCCAAGTCCTTTTGAGTCATATTCATTTTTTTCCGCAAGAAGCGGAGTCTTTTACCAAAAGTCATAATAATCACCTATCACAAATATAAACCCAAAAACGTCACCTGCCATTTGGTTTTCGATCCCCTTCGCTCTTCAGGATCTCCCATATCTTGAGAAGCTGCTCTCGTCGTTCCTCCGGCGCCTCTGCCAATTCCTTGAAGAACAGCCCCAGTTCCGGATCTTTAAGCTCCTCTGGAATGTCATCCTGCTCCGGCGGGTTCGGATGATCAGTTCGGCCGAGGAGGTAGTCAGTGGTGACATTGAAAAACTCAGCTAGTTTATTAATTGTATCGATATCAGGTTGACTTTGGCCGTTTTCATATTTTGAGTAGCCCTGTCTAGTGATGCCTAAAAAATCGGCCATATCCTGATGGGTCAGCTTTTTTTGCAATCTTAGCATTTTGAGTCTGTTGGGGAACATCAAAAATCCCTCTTTTCGCTCATCTATAAACAATTATAAAGCAACATATTGTTGCTACAAATAAAAATAGTGGTTGAGCAACAAAAAATTTCTTTTAAAGTATTGACAGCAACTTTTTGTTGCGTATAATTTGAATTAGATGAGCAACTTTTGGTTGCGTGAGGTGGTGATATGCAGTGACCAAGGAACAACTCAGGGATACTTTAATTAGGGCTAGGGAGGCCAAACAGTTAACTCAGGAACAGGTTGTATCTATGTCTGGAGCAAATATTACAAGACAGTACTACAGTATGATTGAAAACGGCGATAGAAGGCCGTCGGTTGATGTAGCTAAAAAAATTGCTCCTGTTCTTGGAGTAAGTTGGACCATTTTTTTTGAAATTGAAAGCAACCAAGAGTTACGTAAAACAGGCTCATCATGATACCAGGCTCATCATGATACGCACCATCGCTCCTTGCCAACCACAAATCCCCTTGCCCGTAAAGGAGGTGAAACGAATGGCAATTGAGCAACAAACGAATAAAGAGATGGTTCAAGTCATTGAACAATATATCGAACAAGAGTCTGAAAAGTGGGCGCAACATGTTCTCAGCAATGCAAAAACGGTAGACGATTTAATGACGGCTATCTGGGAGCACGGAAAAGTAAAGAAAGATGGAACCGAAGTTGAACGTATGTTGCATCGCCTTATTTATGAACGTGGTGCATCTAGGATCAAGGCCCTGATAACGGAAATTGAAACTCTCGCACTGAAGAGAGCACTGTCTCCAAAGGGAGACAGCGCAATACGTTAATTTAGTTGCTGAATTTGATCTTTTAGCATACGTTCAACAATCTCATGTTGTTTTTTGTAGTTTTCAAATTTTGAATATAGCCAAGATGTATTTCGATCCCGTTGCTCAATCACTTCCTTTAATTCAAAGTAAACATCATTCCAGAAGTTGAACAGTGAAGTGATTTCATAATGAGCAAGTTCTTCGTTCATTGCTAAAAATAATTTAGCTTTTTCACTAAGTGCATAAATCTCTGATAAGTAAACACTGACGATTGGCGACGGATTTTTAGGATCGTTTACCGTTTTCTGGTACAAAGCATTTGTTTTATGAAAAAGCTCATTGCAATTGTCCAAAAGTTCTATCAGTCGGTATTTATCCATTTGTTTTTCACCCCCTTTCCACCGCATCATTCGACGGGGAGGGAGGAAAATCCTGCAAGGCAGGTGACAGCATGAACACCATTCATGATCAATGGGTTAGGGCCGAGCTGAAACATCGGCTGCTTTCGCTGATCATGCAGCTGAAGGATGACCCAACGTTTACGAAGGACGACGCGGCGCTAGAGATCGCCAGGGTGCTCGATTGGCTGAACGAAACAGCGCCGGCCGTCGATTATCAAACAATAGTTAGACATTATGCGAGGTGAGCCAAATGTCATCAAACGCCCCTCATGCCCCGCATAAACATGAACAAAGGGGGAATGCGGGCATGAAGGAATTCAAATACGGCAACACGACGGTCGTTGTTCACTCCCCACTGGTACTCATGAGCCCAGAGGAGCGAAAGCAATGGTTTGAGCAAGAATGGCAAAAAGGCAATCCGATCCTGCGGCAAATCGCCGAGGCGGTGCTGGACTGTTACCGATCTATGGATACTGTACCACAAAGTTGCAAGGATGATGGTAGAAAGGGGAGCAGGGAGGATGAGTCGCGGTAGAGCGGCCGATGCGGTGAAAGCAGCGCGGCAGGCGACGGGGATGACCCAGCAACAGCTTTCGTTTGAAATCTATGAATCTCGTGAATCCGTATCGCACCAGGAAAATGGGCGGTACCGAGTGCAGCCGAACATATCGAAATATTTCGCCGAAAAGCACAATAACCCGTGGGTGGCCCTCGAGGCGGCGGCGGAATACACCGGATGGGGGCCAGTGAAGCTCGACGGGGATGCGGTGGATCTTCACCGTGCAAGCGTCACGATGAAAACACGCGAGGAGCTCACAGAAGCTCTCGAGGCGATCGAAAGTGTCTGTGTGGCGAATCATCCCAGGTCGATTCGAGAGTTTGACAAGCAACGCTTGGAAGAGGCAATGATGCAGGCGATCGACGCGATCGTGGCGCTGACGCAATACGTTGCGGTTATTTGCATGGACTACGGGTTCTCGTGGTGGAAGATGTGGCAAAAGCATCGCGCGAAACTGCAAGCGAAAGGATTCATTCGACAATGACAAAGGAGGAAAAAAACAGTGTTTAAACTGCCGAATTTAGCAGAAATGACGGATGTTGAGGCTATCCATTGGTATACAAGTGAAGTTGTGCGGCTTTCAAAAGAGCGAAAACTCAATAGCGAATATGGCAAAGCACTGCTCGAGTGGAAAAAGAAAATGAACGAACGCCTGGAAAAATCGAGAAAGGAGTGGTGGTAATGTACGTGGTATGGGTAGCCAGTTCATTAATGACAGCCCGAGAAGTTCGGGAGGTATGCGCCGAGTTGCGCAATCATCCGGAGTTGATCGAAGCCATTGAGCAAGAAGCCAAAGCAAAGCTTGTCAGCATGAAAGAAGCAGCAAGCCAAACGCTCACTGCTTCCTAAAAAACCAGCCCTATCCCAAACATATCATGTTGCCAACCAAAAGGCAAGCTCATGCTTGCCGACTGGAGCGCAGGCGGCGGGTGTGCCCCCAGCTCGAAAGCGCTTGTGCTTCAGTCGGTGCGCATGAGCGCCGGCCAGACCGAGCGAGAGCGAGCGACGATCCAAAAGGGGAGCCGCGCCACAATACATGTATGGTCATTGCGAAGACGTCTGGGAGGATCATAACGAAGGGGGAATGGCAGTGATCGATATGATCGTTTATCAAGAGGCGGATTTGCGGCAAAAGGCATCAAGATGCATCGAGTACATACAGGAGGCGTTGCAAAACCGCGACTATGAAACGATGGCGATTGAAATATCCGAGTTGCAGTATTTAGTCAGACAGCTGCAAGAACTCGAACGAAAAGAAGCTCGGCGCCAGCAGTTATTGAACATTATCCGAGATATGCAACGCCGCGGCATTCAAATTGATTTTGTGAAGCTGGGAGAGGAGCGGAATGCGTGAAACTGGATAAACATGAAAAAAGGCACATCCGGCTGCAAATCTGTGAATTGCTGGATTCACATTGCCGTACGTGCCCAGAACGGATCAAGTATCGAAGCACCGTATGTTTGAACGTTTGCCCGATCAGCCAAGAAATGCGGAAGCTAGCGTCCGTTCTTGAGGATGACACACCGTCCAATCCTCAACCAAACGAGCCGAGCCAACACCGTGTACAGAGTGCGGCACAGATACCAAAGAGGAGATGGTCAGCAGAGGAAGTGTTCTATCTGTGGCATCACCGTAAAGTATTCACGATTGAACAGCTTGCAGAACGACTCAACCGCAAGCCAAAATCCGTCTATGAAAAGTTGAAGCAACTCGTGCAAAAAGGCGGCATTTCTGACATTGGATAAGGAAGGAGGGCCGGAAGCTCCCATTCTACGATATGCTTCCAGGGCGAAGAATATGCTATTTGAAGTGGAATTTGTCGTGAAGGAAAACGGCCATTTCGAGACCATCCAAACGGCTCTCGTCTACGCGCTCACTGTAACCGAGTGCCGTCGGATCGCCAACGAAATGGCCTCTGAACTCGAAGTTGGTGGGATTCAGTTTTTTATTTCAGAACTCTAAATTTTATCATGCCATAGCAAAACAGGTTTTTCAAGGGGGGAGGGAATGACATGGCAACCTTGCTGTTGGATGATCAACCATTAGTGATTTTACCTCAACTGGCCGTGGCGATCGGGTTGAATGAAAGCATTGTTGTTCAACAACTGCACTATTGGTTGGAGAAAAGCGAAAATGTCCATGACGGTTATAAGTGGGTGTACAACACATATGAGGACTGGCGGGAGCAATTCCCATTCTGGTCGGAAAGCACAATTCGTCGGATCATCACCAAGCTTGAGAAGATCGGGATCATTGTCTCGGCGAATTTCAATCGCTCTAAGATCGATAAAACGAAATGGTATCGGATCGACTATGACAAACTGGCTGAATTTACACAAGAAACACCGTCTAACCAAGATGAACAGACGACTGTTCAAGATGACGTTTCGACTGTTCAAAATGAGCAGACGACTGACGAAATCGTCAATCCATCCGTTCAAGATGATCAGTCCAGCTGTTCAGATTGGACAGTCGAGGCGCTCAACTTGACCAGACCAATACCAGATAATACTACAGAGAATACTTCAGAGATTAAAACAGAAGATGAAGAAGACGCGCGCGCGCATTCCTTCCGAGAGATTATACATTTCGTTGAACAAAACGGCTTTGGCACCGTTGGCAGCTACATAGGAGAAAAGATCGTCTCCTGGGTGGACGATACGTCCGAGGAATTAGTGTTAGAGGCGCTTAAAATTGCTGTAGAGAACGGAGCCAAAACGTGGAAATATGTCGAGACCATTTTACGCGACTGGTTCGAAAAAGGCTATCGAACTGTTGGCCAGGTGCGCGCTGCACAGCTGGCGTTTCGAGAACAGCAACTGAAAAAACGATCGGCTCCCTCCTCGTCTGGTGACGGTCGAAAAACACGAAAACCGGTTCGCACGGAGATCGTGCCGGATTGGCTGAACATGGATTACAGCCAGCCAGAAGACGACGACTTTGACGTCGAACAGGCGCGTCGAGAGCTTGAGGAACGCCTCAAAAAGTATAAAGACAATCCGGACGGGTGATGTCGATGGGATATCCGTTATGGCTCCGTTTGGAGTACCGGAATGAGGTTGGATCGGTGATCGGATTAACGGCCAGTGTGTGTTCAGAGGCGGATTTTCTTGACGTCCTCGAGCGATGCGGTGTGACAAGGAGCAACTTGCTGGCGGTGCGTATCAATGACAAGGATTATCCCATTTCACGCCTAGATGCTCTTTTTGCGAAGCTGCAAACGGAAGGGAGGGGATCGTTGTGATACTGATCAAGTACGTGCTCATACAACATTTGCGTCGTCAAGGCGTCTTTTCCGCAAGCGATGGCCGAGCACTCTCAAAGCTGACCTTAGAAGAGATTCAACGTGAATATGAACGGGTGAGAGGTGATCAATCACATGGATTGGTCCAAGGCGACCATACGGCAGCTCGTGACCATTGTTCTCTATGAAGAATGCCCAGAAGTATATAAGCAACGGGCACGGCAAGAAATGAAACAACGATTAGGGGGAGAAGAGACCATGAAAAAACAACGTCAATCACTGCATGGTCCGGTGAAAATCAGTTATCTAACACCGGAGGAACTCGAAGCGTATCGGAATCGTCCGCGCAAATACTACGATGACGACAACCGATGAATCATTGACTGGCGCTGGCCGAGATCAAGGGGGACGCGCCGATGAAACTGAAAAGATTATTCGAGCTGCAGAGGGAGTTAGATGAACGCATTGTGAAAGAGAAAGGACTTAGCGGGCAGGATTTGTTGCCAAACAAGGTTTTAGCTCTGCAAGTGGAACTTGGCGAGCTGGCGAACGAGTGGCAGATGTTCAAGTATTGGAAAGAGGATCCTCAACCAAGAACCACAGCGTTGCGCAATCCAGACATGATGCAAGAGTGCCCGGAGTTGTATAACCCACTGCTTGAGGAGTATGTGGACTGCCTTCACTTTGTATTATCGATCGGCATTGAAACAGGCAACGACGATCTTACGTTTGTTATGCCAAATACAGACTCGGACATTATATACACATTTATTGAACTCAATGCAATAGCGGCAGAACTGTTAGATCGTCACTCAATGGGAATGCTTGTAGATACAGATATTTTGTACATTGACCTGCTTGAAAAGTTATTTGGATTAGGAAAACAGCTTGGTTTCACATTTGATCAAATTGAGGCTGAATATCTCCGTAAAAACGTAATCAACCATCACCGCCAGGAATGCGGATATTGAGAGGTGGTGACTACAGTGGATGCTCAGCATTGGCTGGACGAGCTCAACAAAAACCAAATCCTCCGCAACGTGCAAAAGTTGCTCGAAACACAGACTGAAAAAGGGATTCAGAAATATGGAACGACTGTCGTCCCGTCACATTACACATTCATTGAATGGCTGGAGCATTTACAGCAGGAAATGATCGATGCCATTGTTTATTGTGAGGTATTGAAGTTTAAATATGCGCACTTAATAACACTTGAAAAGTTAAATTCTGCTATGCGAGAGAGTGAACGCTAGATGAGGCGTCGAAAGCGGAAAGCTAGATGGTATTTGTTATATCGTAAAGAAAATCGCGATGTGGTTTATGTATATGAGCCATTGCGCAAGTATGAGCTACAAAGCAGACTCCGACGCGGATGGACAGTTATTGAATGAGACAAAAAAAGCCGGGATCCCTCCCGACAGCCTCAACATCATTATATCACAGCGGAGGGATCCAAGTGAGAAGAGCGCAAGAATTGCAGATTGATATAGATAACATGACTGTTTCACATCCCGTTGTTCCTGGAAAGGTGCTTGTCGTTGTGATTGACGGCGTGCAAGGGAAGGCAAAAGTAGCAGAAGCAGTTGAGCATGGATATACGATCATCGAAACGGCGAAAGGCAAGACGGCGCGGATTAAGTATGAGGAAAGCGAGTTGTTTTAATGCGGCAGCGGGAGGAAAAACTGGATCGAGAATTGATTGGCAAGTTGGCTTATAAAAAACGCGGGTTTTTTAGTGGATTGATCGGCATAGTTCAAGAAAATAATAACGGGATCACACCATATAAGCTCGTTTTTCAATTCGGAGCCGCAGTAGGGATTCAGGGTAAGGATGACATCGTCATTGTCGGTGAAGAGGATAGAAAAAATATCACGGGAAAAGTAAATTCTGCTCCATTTTTGAGAAATACGAATCCACTATAGCTTGAACCGATAGTGGTCTAGTTTACGGGAGGGATTTTCGATGAATCAATTGCAAAAAGTGTTTATTTACAGCGGCAGTCAAGTACGAACGATTATAAAGAATGATGAAGTTTGGTTTGTAGCAAAAGATGTTTGTGATATACTGAACCATTCTAATCATAAAATGGCGGTATCTAGGCTTGATGAAGATGAGGTAAATAAAGTTTACCTCATCGATTCATTAGGGCGCCAACAGCAGACAACCGTTGTAAACGAAGCAGGACTATATTCTTTGATACTTACAAGTAACAAGCCAGAAGCGCGTCAATTTAAACGTTGGATTACGCACGAGGTTATTCCGACCATACGAAAAACTGGCGGCTATGTAGCGAATGACGATTTGTTCGTCGAAACCTATCTAAAACATGCTGACGAGCAGACAAAGCTTTTATTCCGCGCTACATTAGAAACGGTCCGGAAACAAAATGAACAGATCGCGGCGATGCAACCGAAAGCCGACTACTTTGACGCACTCGTTGATCGGCGGTTGTTGACAAACTTTAGGGATACGGCCAAGGAACTGAAAATCAAACCAAAGGCATTTATCGATTGGCTGCTGCAGAAAAAGTATATATATCGAGACCAAAAAGGAAAGTTGAAGCCGTATGCTCAATACGTACCGTCCTTATTTGAGTTGAAGGAGTGGGAACGAAATGGACGAGCTGATGTGCAGACGCTCGTGACGCCGAAGGGACGAGAAACGTTCCGAATCTTGTTACAAAAGGCAGCCATTTTGATATAATGGGAGTAAATCCAAATATGTCCAAGACCGAGAGCGTGAGGACACTGATGATGCAGGGAGATCCCTGTATGATTGGTGTCCTCTTTTCTTTTGCGATGAAAGGGGAGGGAAAACGGATGCGCACCATGCAGGATCAAATGCAAAAATGGATCAAGGCTAACAATATGACCTATCGGCCAGAGCGGAACCGGAAAGAACGGAAGCATAAACGGAACAAGGAGCGGATGACGGAGCGGGAGATTAAGGAGCTGATGGGCGTCTGCCGTCCGGTGTATCGGCGCGGCAAAGGCGGCGCATTCCGCCAGCGATAGGAGGGAGAACGTTGAGAGAGTTCATGTTGCCAGAGATTGATCGCGCGGCTACTAAAAGGGCGGTGGAGGCGGCGCTGGAGAAATACCGGGTCTACCTGCTGACGCTTCGGCTCGACCAAATGCCAAGAGTCACACAATGTTATTCACTTGTTCCTGCGCCGTCCAATCAGTTTCGCTCCTCGACAGAGAGCATCGCAATCCGTAACGTCGATTATGAGCGTGAGCGAGACGAGTACATCCGGCGGATTACAAGTGCGGTGAATCGTCTAAGCAAATGGGAGCGTGCCATTATTGTCCGACGATATATGTCATGGGAGGATGTCTACGACTATGAAGTGTATCCTGAGCTTGGCATGAGTGAACGGAAGTATTACCGGCTGAAATCGAGAGCATTTTACAAGCTCGCCTTTGCTTTAAAAATCGAAGTGTATCGCGAGGAAAAAAGCGAGGTGACTCTATCGTGAACTTTGTTCAGCCGATTCGCGATCCGGAGAAGATTGCAGCCATGAAGAAATATTTGCTGCAGCGAAACAAACGCAACTACATCCTATTTGTCCTCGGCATCAACACAGGACTGAGAATATCAGACCTATTGCAATTGAAGAAGGAAGATTTGCTGCAGACGCATTTGAAACTGCGGGAAAAGAAGACGAGAAAGGAGAAGCGGATCCGGATCCCGCCGTCCATTCGAAAGGAGCTGATTGAATACGCCAAAACGCTCAAGGATGGTGAATATGCCTTTCGAAGTCGGCAAGGTGGGAACCGTCCTATTGATCGCTCGACAGCGTATCGCATCCTTCGAGATGCGGCTGAATACGTGTCACTAGATGAGGTGGGCACGCATACGCTGAGGAAGACGTTCGGTTATCATTTTTACCAGCAGACTAAAGACGTTGCAATGCTTCAAGAGCTGTTCAATCACTCAAGCCCACATATCACCTTAAAGTATATCGGCGTAAATCAAGATGCAATGGATAAGGCGATGATGAAATACAAGATATGATTTTTCTTTTTTGCTATTAGTACAACATAAAAAAATCATGGTGTGCACTCATTTTGTAAAATAGCTTGAAGCTAGAAATATCAAGGGGTTCATGAACAGGGCGAGTGCATCAGTCTGTAAATTGAAGTGAAGTCATGGAGGGAAAGCAAGTGCTAATCGAGGAAGCGAAAAAGCGGATCGAATACTTGCAGGATTACATTCGGAAAATCGAAAGCTACACACCGACTACAATGGAAGAGGAAGCCGTCTACTTATATGTGCAGTTGGAGAGCGTCACAAAGGTGGTGCAGGAGCTAAACAAGAAAGGCTACCGGATCGGGAAGCGGAAGCTCACGACGGTGGACGTGTCGAACATCATCCGCGGAAAGCCAAAGGACGAGATGTATGAGTTGGCCAAGAGGTTATTTATGAAAAACAGGAAGAGCGGAAGCAGGCGTTGGTGATGTGAAGTTAACATAATAGTGGCAGAAAAACGGCAGATTTTTGGCGGATTGTTTGGCCATAGAGGTGCTATGATGGTAGCATAGGGCGGGTTGAGCTAAGGCCTGAGATTCCCTTTCGCCTGACGTCACCCGATCGGGTGGCGTTTTTTATTTGAGGTGAAAAGCATGTATAAACTGCATGGTGACGATAAAGACAAGAAACCGAAACGGAAGAAAGAGAAGATGACCTGGCGCGACTGGCTTGAGGTGATGGGTGTGCATCGCGACACGTACAAGCGAGTGCGTGGGGCGATTAGGAGGAAGTGAATGAATAGGTAAATTTGTTTAGGGAGAGAGAAATCGGGAAGTAATTTTAATGATTATTTTTCTTTTCTTACACCTTTAAATGGTTTGTTGTCAGATGTTTTCATATCCATAAAGCGACCATCTTCACCGCGTTTGACTCAGGAATCAGTTTTTGGATTGTATACTTGGGAGCGGTCTTTTACCGCACCTTTTCTATAACCATCTCCAGTGTTTTTTGCCAAGTTTATCAGCTCCTTAATTCCCGATTTCTCTCTGTGTATTTATTCAATGTGTTAAGGACAAATACCTATTGTTTGTCAAAATTTGACGAAAGGATTTTGTAGGATATTACCTCCTTTTGTCGTATTGGGTAGGCGGGAGGAGGTGATTATAATGAGTCAATTATTAACCAGTTTATTAACAGGGATTCTTGGGGGATCTGTCACAATAATTTTTAGAGAAGTTTTACTGACTAAAAAAGAAAATAACATGGGTTTGCAGATCGCCAAGGTGGTCTTAACGAACGAATTAAACAAGAATCATGATCAGATTGTTAAGGAAAATAGTTCTGGAAAATCATTGAAAGATTACATTTTACAAAAAGAAAAATACATGCATGACAAAAACTCATTTAATATTACAGCATGGGAAAATTCGAAGATGGAAATTACCAGATTAAACCCAACGTTAGCAAAGGAAATTTTTAGTGTATATTCTTTTTACTATCGATTAAGGGAAACTAGTTATTCAAGTGAGATTTCTGAAAAAGAACTTAATGATTATTTGGAAAAATACTGTAAATTAAACTCGGTTTTAAAGGCATCCGAATAACCGGGTGCTTTTTTATTTGGAGTGATTTTATGCCGAGCAGACCGAAGAAACCTTGCTCCGTTCCAGGCTGTCCAAACCTAACACAAGGACGATACTGCCAAGATCACCAGCATAAAGAACAGCAAGACAAATCCCATCGCTATCGTTACTACGATGAACATCTCCGTGATCAAACGACTCGTGACTTTTACCGTAGCAAAGAATGGCAGCGTGTTCGACGTGCGGCATTAGTTCGCGACCACTATCTTTGCCAGCACTGTCTCGCCAAGAAGCGCATCACGCCGGCCGATGTCGTAGACCATATTGTGCCGGTACGGGTTGATTGGTCACTACGCCTATCATTAGGTAATCTGCAATCACTTTGCAACCCGTGTCATAACAAGAAAACAGCCGAAGACAAGAAGAAGTATGGGGAGGGGGCGGGGTAAAAATTTTTGGACGGGCGGCTATGGACCGCGCGCCCCCCTCAGCGTGAACAAAGTTCCCTTTTTGACGTAAAAGGGGGATAACAGTTTTTGGAGAAAATCAAAACGAAGGGTGGTGTTGAAAATGGGTCGGCGCGCGAAGCCGGTGGATTTAATTCTTATTCAAGGAACGAAGCATCTGACTAAAAAAGAAATTGAGGCGCGAAAAGAGGCGGAAGCGAAATTACGTCCGAACGATGACAAAGTCAGACCGCCAAACTGGTTAGATGATGTAGCAAGGAAGGAATTTAAGCGACTTGTCAAAGAGCTCAAAGAAGTGGGGCTAGTTACGAACGTGGATGTGAATGCCCTTGCGCTATACTGCGACGCGTATTCTAACTATGTAAAGTGCTCGCAGATCATCGAAGAAGAGGGACTGATGGTCGAATATACTAATAAGGCGGCGGAAACTAACAAAGTTCCGCACCCGTTGCTGACAAAGAAAAAACAACTGCACGAGCAGATGAAATCGCTGGCCGTTGAATTTGGGCTAACACCAAGCTCACGAGCAAAGCTTGCTTTACCGAAAGAAGAGCCGAAGCAGCCGACGCCGTTTGAACAGGAGTTTGGTGAAGTATGAGTTTAAAACAGTGGCTTATTGACTACTCGCACGATGTTATTGACGGACGAGTGATTGCATGCCAGAAACATAAATGGGCATGCATGCGTTTTTTACGGGATATCGAAAGGGAAGGGACTGATGACTTTCCCTATATTTTTGACGAAACGAAAGCGATGCGCTTTTTGAAATGGATGACGCTTTTTAAACATACGAAAGGTGTACTTAAGGGGCAGCACATTCGGCCACATGAAATTCAAGTGTTTGTGTTTGGTAACATTTATGGCTGGGTGCATAAAGAAACGGATTATCGACGTTTTAAAAAGGCATATTGGCAAGTGGGGAGGAAAAACGCAAAATCACAAAGCCTTGCTTGTGTAGCGTCCTATGAAGCCATGGCTTTCGGTGAAAACATGTCTGAAGTATATATCGGGGCTACTAAGACAGAACAGGCAAGAATCGTCTGGAATGAAACTGAAGCAATGCTGGCGGGCTGTCATGAATTGAAAGGAAAGTATGAAGTAAAATACGGTGCTATCCATCATCCTAAAAGTCGTTCAATCATTCGGCCACTTTCTAAAGAGGATAGAAAGACGGGCGACGGATTAAACCCACAATGCGGCATTATTGATGAGTATCATGCGCATGAAACAGATGAAATTTATAATATCATCGACTCTGGTATGATTGCGCGTGCGCAGCCGTTGCTTATGATTATTACAACGGCTGGTGTGAACTTGAATAACCCATGCTATCGGAGTGAATATCAGTACGTTTCCAAGCTTTTAGATCCGAATAGCCCTGTTGAAAATGAACGATACTTTGCGATGGTCAACGAATTAGATAAAGATGAGGACGGAAATTTAATCGATGATATTCGGGATGAAAAAGCATGGCTAAAAGCGAATCCGATTGCGGCGTCATATCCAGAAGGAATCGAGAATATCAGAGCGAAATTGCAAGAAGCGCTTGAAAAGCCCGACAAAATGGATGATTTTCTCACCAAAAACATGAACATATGGATTAATAAGCGGGCGCAAGGATATATATCGTCGGATCGATGGGCTGCCTGTGGTATAGAAAGCTTACCAGATATCAGTGGCTTGGATGCATATGTAGGTGTTGACTTGTCTGCAACGACCGATTTAACGAGTGTTTCTATCGAAATCCCATTGAATGACGGCAAATTCGTCGTATTATCCCATTCATTCATACCGGAAGAAAAGCTGGATGAGCGAGTGAAAACCGACAAAATGCCATTTGATCAATGGTCTCGTCAAGGATGGATTACAGCGACACCAGGCGCAGTGGTTGATTATACGTTTGTTCGCGAATATATTAAGTCAATTGCAGAAACATACGGTGTTTCGGTGAAAGAAATTTGCTATGACAAGTACAATGCGCGTCACTTGATGCAAGAACTTGAGGCAGATGGCTTTACAACAGTAGAAATTCCACAAGGGATTCGCTATTTATCGGAGCCAACAAAGAATTTTCGAACGAAAGTGTTCGAAAAGAAGATCATTCATAACAATAATCCCGTTTTGTCGTGGGCGGTCGGCAACGCGGTAACACGAAAAGACGCCCAAGAAAACATTATGCTCGATAAATCGAAAAGTACAGACCGAATTGACCCACTGGCAGCACTCATTAACGCGCATGCTCGGGCGATGTTTGCGAATGCCGAGTCGGTTGATGTATCGGAATTTGCGACTGATGATTTTTTAGATAGACTGTGGGGTTGATAAAGTGAAGAAATTAGGGAGAATCTTTCGTGATTATGCGGAAGATTTTTTTATTTTGATTGGTTTGACGCTCATTAACGTGGCAACTTTCCGATTAAGTGCTACAGCTGGCTTGTATGTGCTCGGCTGTTCTTTTTTAGTTGTAGGTGTTTTTGCCGCACTATATCACCCTAAACGTTATCCGCCATGAAGGAGGTGAGGAATAAATGTTTTTCAGACGTGCTTTTGAGCGCCGGGGTATGGAATATAGCTTAAATGACCCAGCACTTTTAGATTTTCTTGGCATTTCTCCTGGTGAGGTTAACGTTTATGGAAAAAACGCTTTAAAAGAAGCAACAGTTTTTGCGTGCGTCAAAATATTAGCTGAGTCAATCTCAAAATTGCCATTAAAAATTTACAAAGAGGATGAAAATGGCGTTATTAAAGCCACAAAGCATTACTTATATCGGCTACTAAAACTTCGTCCAAACCCATATATGTCGGCATCTGACTTCGCCAAGTGTAATGAAACGCAGCGGAACACGTATGGGAATGCATACGTCAATATTGAGACTGACGAAAAGGGTAGAATAGTGGCGTTTTGGCCGATTGATGCAAGTAAAGTTCGTATTTGGATTGACGATGTTGGACTTTTCAACAGTAAAAATCGCATTTGGTATGAGGTTGATGTGGGAACAGAGCGGCGAAAGCTGATGCCAGACGAAATTTTGCATTTTAAAAGTGGAGTGACGCTAGATGGAATAGTTGGAGTGCCCCCACTTGAATATTTGCGAGCCACCGTGGAAAATGCAGCGGCAGCAGGGAAATTTATTAATAATTTTTATAAGCAAGGGCTACAGGTAAAGGGGATTGTTCAGTATGTCGGCGATTTAAACCAAGAGGCGCAGAAGAAATTCCGAGAAAAATTCGAGGAAATGTCAGCTGGATTGAAAAATAGCCATCGAATTGCGCTTATGCCGATCGGATATGAATTTAAACCGATTAGTTTATCAATGTCCGACGCACAATTTCTTGAAAATACTCAGCTTACGATCCGGCAGATCGCAACGGCATTTGGTATCAAAATGCATCAGCTGAACGACTTAAGTCGGGCGACTCATACGAACGTAGCGGAGCAGCAACGACAGTTCTACGTGGATACGTTGCTTCCGATTTTGACGATGTATGAACAGGAAATGACATATAAACTGTTCCTCGATAGCGAAATTGACGCTGGATATTATGTAAAATTCAACGTTGACAGCATGCTTAGAAGCGACATTAAAACGCGCTATGAAGCGTATGGCATCGGAATTGAGAAAGGTTTTATTACGCCGAATGAGGCAAGGGCATTAGAAGAGAAGCCGCCTCTTCCTGGCGGCGATCAACTTGTGTTTAACGGAAACGTCATCCCATTGACGATGGCTGGTCAACAGTACGTGAAGGGAGGTGGGGAAAATGGACAAGCAGGCGACGATGGAAACAAAGGAAATTCGGGCGTTGCCAGTGAAAATTGAAGTTCGCAAATCAGCGGAAGGGGAAGAGCAACGGACGATATCCGGTTCTATCAAGTACAACACTGAAAGCGCGGAAATGCGAGACTGGTGGGGCGACACATTCGTCGAGGAAATCGCGGCCGGCGCGTTTGATGAGAGCTTGAAAACGCGCGGGGTTGTCGGGTTATGGTCACATGACACGGCGAAAGTGCTCGGGAGCACGAAAAGTGGAACGTTGCGCCTCGAGAGTACGGAAAAGGAGCTGCGGTTTGAGCTGGATTTGCCGAACACCACGGTCGGCAACGATGCCTGGGAGATGATCAAACGGGGAGATGTCGATGGTGTATCGTTTGGCATGCGGGTCACAAAAGACAAATGGTCGCAAGTCGATCGCGATGGAAAGAAAATTTACAAGCGGTCCATTTTGGATGCGGAATTATATGAGATTTCACCGGTGGCCTTCCCTGCTTATCCGGCGAATGAAGTGTCTGTCCGGTCGCTTGATGAGTACCGGGAGCAACAAAAACGCGCCTCAAATGAATACAAAAAACGGAAACTAACCATCGAGTTAGAGCTGATGTAATCGGCTCTTTTTTTATTTAACTATGGGAGGTTGAAAGAGTATGGGAAAAGAACTGCGTGAGATGTTGCAAAAACTGGAGCAGATGAAAGCTGAAGTTCGTGCTCTCTTAGCAGAAGATAAAGTCGATGAAGCCGAAAAACGTATGGAAGAAGTACGAGCGCTGCAAAAGAAAATTGAAGTACAGCGGCAATTGGAGGAAGAAGAGCGAGGCGGTCTTGGACTCGGCGGTGGCTATTCGGTCGGTGATGAAACTCGGGCTGCTACGAAAGAAGACGCTGAGCTGGAACAAGAGTATCGGCAAATTTTTATGAAGGCGATTCGCCGGCGTCCGGTATCATCGGATGAGCGAAGCATTATCGCGGAATATGAAAAACGGGCCGTCATGAATGAGGGCGGAACCAATCCGGCGATCCCGGATGGGGACTCGTCCTTGATTGTTCCGAAAGATATTCAGACGCGCATTAACGAGATTATGAGAGCGCAAAACGATCTGTCTCAATATGTGCGCGTCGAGGAAGTGACCACCTTATCGGGCTCGCGTGTGCTGGAGAAAGACGAAACGATGACGCCGTTTGCCTTGATTGATGAATACGGCGTGCTTCCGGAAACGGATAATCCCAAATTCGTGGCTGTCTCGTACTCCGTCAAAAAACGTGGCGGCATTCTGCCGATTACGAATGAGCTTTTGGCTGACAGTGATCAAAACATTATTAATTACATTACCAGATGGATTGGCAAAAAAGCCGTGGTAACTCGCAACAAGTTGATTATCGATCTGCTGTTGACCATGTCTCCGAAGGATTTGGCTGATCTAAAAGTGGTGAAAAAGGTGTTTAACGTTGACTTGGATCCGGCCCTTAGCCTAAGCTCAATCGTTTTAACAAATCAAGACGGATATAACTGGCTCGACAGCCAGCAAGATGCGAATGGGCGCTTCCTGCTTCAGGATGACATTACACAGCCAGGGCGGAAGCTCTTGTTTGGCCGTCCGGTCGTTGTTTGCTCTAATCGCTACTTGCCGTCGATCGCCGGTACGCCTAACAAGGCCCCCATTTTTATTGGGAATCTGGAAGAGCTCATCGTATTGTTCTCGCGTCGATTCTTTGAGTTGGCGGCGACGAAAGAAGGAGGCGATGCGTTTAAACGCGATACAACGGATTTGCGCACGATTATGCGCGATGACATTAAATTTTGGGATACCGGCGCGGCTGTATACGGACAGTTGACGCTGAGTTAATGACGGGGGAAACCCCGTCCCCTTTGCGGGGGGTGATCGTTTTGATTATTACACTTGACGAAGCGAAGAAATGGCTGCGCGTTGACCATAATGACGAGGATAGTTTAATTAGTACGCTGATTAGTGCGGCGGAAAAGTACTTGGTTAATGCGACAGGAAATACGTTTGACAGCACGAATGAGTTGGCCAAGCTGCTCTGCTACGTTCTGGTCGCCGATTGGTACGAAAATCGTGACATGATCGGCAAGACGAGCGAGAAAGTGCGGCATACGGTCGAAAGTATCGTGGCCCAGCTGACTCATTGCTACGATAGCACGACAATGTAGAAAGGGGAAGGATACATGAGTGAAAAGGCTGAAAAGCGTGCTGAAAAGGAACTGAAAAGCCTTGTCTTGGTGTCCCCATCGGGGTATAAATACGAGGTGACGGTGTCGGATGCGGGGAATTTGATGGTTAAATATAAAGGTGAGGGGACATGAACCCCGGACAACTGAAGGATCGCCTAACATTTTACGAAATCCTTTTCGATAATGGCGAGGAACAGCTTGTCGAGCGATGCAAACTCTGGGGTCAAGTGAAGTTCAAAAAGAATAAATTCACCGACCAACAGCCCGAAAAATCGTATCAGATCATTATTCGGGCGAATAAGGCGGTAAAGCCGTTAATGAAAGCTCTTTGCCAGGGGAAATGGTACGACATTATGGCCGTGGATGAGGGTGAACCGGGCTATTTTATACTGGATTGCACACTCGGCTACGTTCATAGCCTCAATGATCGCTGTACGGTGTCGCGGCTTCAAGAAGTGGAGCTGGCGAGCGGAGAAACGATCCATCAGCCTGTTGTCGTGATGGAGCAAATCCCGTGCGAGCTGGTGAAAATCGACTCCGGTGACACGCTGCAAACCGATACGACGCACAATATTCGCCTGTTTTATAAAATTCATATGGAAACGCATCGAAATATCAAAATCGGCGACAAAATCGAGGTTGCCCATAGAGGAGAAACATTTCTATTCACAGCAAAGGAATGCTTTAAATACCATACCTTCCAAGAGGTGATCGCGGAAATGGAAGGTGAAGCGTAATGTTCCAGCTCAAAATAAACAATTTAAAAAAATACGAAGAGCAGTTTATTTTCCTCAAGGAAAATCTCCCTGAGGAGCTGGAAAACTATTTATTGGACGTCGCCAAAGGTTTGTTGCGTCTAGTGAAAGTGAGGACGCCGAAAGACGAGGGAAGGCTGCGGAGCGGCTGGGAAATTGGCGAGCTGAAACGGGAAGGAGATGATTTGATTATCGTTGTCTACAACAAGGAATTTTATGCCCGTTTTGTGGAATACGGCCATAAAGTAGTAATCAATAAGAAAACAGTCGGGCACGCCCCAGGGTTTTACATGCTGACTGTATCGGTAAAGCGGATCAGGCGACAGATCCCACGCCGGTTGAAAAAACACTTTGACAAGGTGCTGAATTCGTTATGATGGCATCACTCAGAAATGCGGTGATTAGTAAGCTCAAAACAGCCTTTCCGGATCATAAAATATACGGTGAAAAAGTGGAACAAGGCCTAAGAAAGCCTTGTTTTTTTATTACCGTTTTGCCTGGCGATGTGATCGAGTTAAACAAATTGATGCAACAAAGGGAAATCACCATCGATATTCAGTACTTATCCGAAGAAGAAACGAACGCCAAAAACGTTGAAATGGCTGATTTATTGAACGATTTGTTCCGAAGCATCGCCTTTGACGAGCTGACGGTAAACATTGTGGAACGGAGATTTGAAATCGTGGATGATATTCTCCACTTTTTCCTCGATCTCGACTTTATCGTCATGTTGAGCGCTGCGGAGCAACAAGACCTTATGCAGGAAATCATCCATAACAGGGAGGTATTGTAATGGGCCTGCCTCAAGTCAATATTGTGTTCAAGACTCTTGGGGCCACGGCGATCCAACGCGGCGAGCGGGGGATCGTCGCATTGTTGTTAAAAGATACGGCGGCCCTCGGGTCTTACGTTTTAACGAGCATCACCGACATCCCGGCCGGATTATCAGAGGTGAATAAAAAACAAATTGAGCTGGCTTTTATCGGCGGCGAGCGGACGCCGAATCGAGTGGTGGTATACGTCTATGATCCAAATGCCACGGTGACGAACGGAACACCTCTAGATGTCGCGCTGAACTATTTAGAGACGGTGAAATTTGATTATTTCGTTTTTCCAGAGATTGAAGAGGCAGACAAAACGAAAATCACTACATGGATCGGTCTGCAACGCGCCAATGGCAAGATGGCAAAAGCCGTATTGCCTCATCATGCGGCCGATAAAGAGTACATTATCAATTTCACAACGGAAAACATTGTCGTCGGTGATACGACGTATACGGCGGCACAATATTGCTCCCGCATCGCTGGGTTGATCGCCGGAACGCCGTTGACGATTTCGACGACTTTTCAGCCGTTGCCGGAGGTAGACAGCGTCCAAACCTATACGAAAGATCAACTCAACCAAGCCATCGATAACGGCGAATTTGTGATTTACCATGATGGTGAAAAAGTAAAAGTTGGGCGTGGCGTGACATCGCTCGTTACAACCACACAAGATAAGGGAGACGATTTCAAGAAAATTAAAATCGTCGATATCCTCGACCTCATGTATATGGATATTCGCAAGACCATCGAAGACAGATATATCGGTAAATACGCCAACAGCTATGACAATAAAGTGCTGCTCATTCAAGCAATTAATGCGTACTATGAGCAGTTGGAGATTGACGGGCTGCTCGATGTTGGGAAAAATAGAGCGGAAATTGATTTAGAACAGCAACGGGTCTATTTACGCTCGGTCGGCGTCGATGTTGATGCGATGAAAGAGCAGGAGATCAAGGAAGCAAACACGAGAGATAAGGTGTTTATCCTTTCTCGTATCCGTCCTCTCGATGCGATTGAGGACATTGACATGAAAGTGCTCATTTAGGGAGGTGTGACTGAATGGAACGAATGATTCCTGAGCGTGCCATTTCCGGTACGCATGGAGAAGTATGGATCGACGGAGAAAAATTTGCGGAAGCATACGGATTGCAGGCAAAGGTCGATTTTATCAAAGAGAAGGTGCCAATGTGCGGCGCTCCCAACGGACAAGGTCAAAAATATATGGGCTGGGAAGGAAAAGGAACGCTCCGTATTACGAAGGTCAACTCCCGACTGACACGCAAGGTGGCCGAACAAGTGAAACGGGGCGTTTTGGAACCGATGACGATCGTGAGCAAGCTGGCCGATCCAGCGGCATTCGGTGCGGAACGTGTTGTATTGAAAGGTTGTACTTTTGATGATTTGACTCTCGCAGACTGGGAATCGGGGAAAATCGTTCAAGAAGAGAAGCCGTTTACTTTTAATGATTTTGAATTTATCGACTATATCGAATAGGCAGAGGGGCAACCTTCTGCTTTTGTCATGAGGAGGGAACACAATGAGCAATGTGGTTGATATTTTGCTCAAAATGGATGCGGAAAAGCTGGAATTACCAAAAAAACTCGTGGAAATTAAACGGTTGAGCGAGCTGGCCGGCGAGCCGGTCGTTTTTGAAATTCGAGCGTTGACACAGACACAGCTTGAAGAGATTCAGGATATGTCTACAAAGTTTGATCCAATTTCAAACAAAGCGGACGTCGATGTTTTTACTATCAAACTAGAAACGATCTTAAAGGGCGTCGTTTCTCCAGAGCTAAAACGGAAGGAGTTGTTAGAGCATTATAAGGTTCCGACACCATATGATCTGATTCGGAAACTATTTACGCCTGGTGAAATTGATCGGCTATATAACGAAATTAGCGATTTAAGCGGGTTTGGTGAGGGGGCCGTTGAAGAAGTAAAAAAGCCGTAAAGGAAAACGGTTATGTACAGATGATGTACTGGTATTGGAAAAAGAAAGGCATCCGGCCGTCAGCTTTTTATCAAATCCCTTATGGGGAGTTGACGATTATTCGTGCTTTTTATGAGCTGGAAGTCGAGGAAGAAAACGAGAAAATAAAAGCTTTATCCGGCATGCCGTGTCCAGTGCTGTTCTGGTGAGGTGAAGAGATATGGCGAAAGGCCAACGGCTCGAGGCGGAAATATCCGTCAAGGATAGTGCAACGCAGAGTATCGAGAAGGTCATTCGATCGAATGAAAAACTGAAAAATGAAATGCTGCGCCTCAAGGCCACGATGGACAAGGTGCAGGAAAGTGCCAAAAAGCGCTGGGAAATGCGGGTTGAAACGGCGAAAGCGAACGAGAAGCTGGAGACGTTAGCTGATGCTATTGATCGCGTCCGAAATCGGGCAACGTTGACCATGGAGCGATTGCGTCTATTAGGAGCGACGATCGGAACGGCGCTCGGTGCCGGAGTAGCAACCGCATTAAAAAGCGGGGCTGACTTAGAAAAATACATGATTTCGATGGAGCACTTTATCGGCGTGCAAAACAAGGGAATGAGCCAGCAACAGGTGCAAAAATCAGCTCAAGATTATTTAGCGGCTTTGCGGAAAAATGCGAACGAGACGCCATTTGAAACGGGTGAAGTCGTCCAGACCGGTGTTCGGGCGCTAGGGATCGCGGGTGGAAATACGCAAGAAGCGATGAAGCTTTTAAAACTCGCAGAAGACATGGCAGCGTTGACGCCTGGCAAAACCCTTTCGGAAGCGATTGAGGCCCTTGCTGATGCGAAAACGGGTGAATTTGAGCGCCTCAAAGAATTTGGGTTCAAAGTGACAGCCCAAGAATTTAAAGGATATGTAGGGAAAAAGGAAAAAGATAACCTGACTGCAGCCGAGACACAGAAGGCATTTAATGTACTCACGTCACAAAAACTGAGCCCGTTTTTTGCCGGCGGAGCGCAAAAGCTATCCCAATCTACTGCGGGCAAAGCCAGCACGATTATGGGCAACTTAAAAAGCGGTCTGCAAGATGCTGGATATAACATGCTGCAAGGGATCAAGCCGGAAACGATGGATAAGCTGGTCAAAGCGAGTGAAAACATCGGCAAAGCCATCGGCGATGCAGGCGCCAAAATGGTCAATGCATTTGCCAAAGCGGCTCCACATATTAAGTCGGTGGCCACAGCATTAGCAGCGGTAACAGCCGGGGTCATTTCGTTCCGTATCGCTTTTGCCGGCTTAACGATTATGCAGACGATCATTACGCTCTTTAAAGCATGGCGCGCCGGAACGCTGGCCCAGACGGCGGCGCAGATCGGCCTGAACGTCGCGATGCTCGCCAACCCGATGACATGGGTGGCCGTCGGGATCGCAACCTTGATCGCGGCCGGTGTTGCGTTAGTGCTCAACTGGGAAAAGGTGAAAAAGAAATCACTAGAAGTGTGGGATGTAGTGAAAGAAAAGGTGTCCAACTTTATCACGCCTGTGAAAAAGTGGTTTGACGGGTTAATCGGTAGCGTCACGAGCTTCATCGATAAAATCACATCGATTGGCAATATTAAAATCGGGCTGCCAAAGTTTCTCGGCGGTGACGGGTTGTTACAAAAGAAAGCAATCGGCGGCGTCATCCCTCGTGACAACTATCCGGCGTTGCTTCACGAAGGCGAAAAAGTCTTGACGAAGCAAGAAGTGAAGCAAATGGAGTACGGCAAACGCCAGCGCCCGTCGGTCAAGATTACAGGCAACCAGTTCATCATTCGCAACGACTCCGATATTAAGAAATTGGCTCTTGAATTGGCTCGGTACATAGAACAGGAAGGAGGCGTCATGGCATGAACGTCAAAATGCAGTTTTGGTTCCGATACGGAAGCGACAGCCTGCAGTTGCCTGTGAATCCTTCATCATTTGAAGTATCGAGCCCTTATGGAATTGAAATTATTGAGGTCAATAGCTTAGGGGAGGTGACGATCCCCAAGAATAGAGGGTTGAAGGAGTTTCGCTTTGAATCGTTTTTGCCAGCTAAATATGACCCTGCTTACTGCGTTCATAATCGAGTAATTCCACCGACTGATTTCATCAGCATCATTGAAAAGTGGCGCGATGCTGAAAAACCCATCCGTTTTATCGTGACGACAGCGAACATTAATATGCTGGTACTCATTCCGGAATTCACCTACTGGCCCAGTCCGCCTGGCAGTCCGGGAGAGATACAGTTTTCTATATCCTTGAAAGAATACAGGATGCCTGTAGTGAAAAAGTGGACACAGTCGTCTCCACCGTCTAATAAGCAACGGCCACCGAAGCAAAAGGAGCAGCCAAAAACGTATGTAGTGAGGAAAGGTGACAGCTTGTGGGCAATCGCTAAACGAATCTATGATGACGGAAGCAAGTGGCAAAAGATTTACGAAGCCAATAAAAAGGTGATCGGGAAAAATCCGAATCTCATTTATCCAGGGCAAAAGCTGGTGATTCCATGATTGTTGTTTACGATAACTACGACATCACCGGTTTAGTGAGAAGCGTGGAATGGAGCGGCGACTTGCAGCAAGTCGCTCGTACTCTAAAAATTACATTGCACAATACCGCAAACGGGGTTTCTCCCTTACTTTCGTTCCAGAAAGGGAAACCGGTTCGATTTTTCGATGATAAGGAGCTGTTTCGCGGATTTTTGTTCTCCACGGGAAAAAATGAAGCGGGGGAAGGGTTGTTAACGTGCTATGACTCTAATATATACCTCGTTAAGAATGCGGACACCATAAAGTTCACGAAGAAAAAGGCGAGCGAAATGGCCAAGTACATTTGCAGCCTTTATAAAATCCCTGTCGGCACCATTGCCGATACCGGATATGTAATCCCGAAACATATTTTTCGCGAAAAACCATTAGCAGAAATGCTATTTACAGCGTTAACGACTACCCGAAAGCATACAGGTAGGCGTTTTTTTATTTCCAATCATCTCGGGAAATTTACGCTCACAGAAATGAAAGTACCAAGCGCCAAACTGATCATCGAGAGTGGAAGGAATTTATTGTCCCTTAGCGTCAATGAGAGTATCGAAGAAACGAAAACAAAAGTAAAGGTGATCGGCGGTACAGACAAAAAACCTGTGACCGTCATGGTCCAAAATGACAGTTTGACAAGGCAATATGGCATTATGCAGCACGTTGAACGTGCGGATGAAAAGTTGAATAAAGCGCAGCTGCAAAAATTAGCCAACCAGCTGCTTAAAGATATGGGAAAAGTCGCAACAGACATGAGCCTCGAATCATTGGGGATCAATGAAATCACGTCCGGCTCCGTGATCCAAGTATATAACAAGATGACCGGCATTAACGGCACCTATTACGTCAATTCGGACACCCATCATTACGAAAACGGAATGCATACGATGTCGCTAACCATTAGCAACAGCCCGAATTTGGCGGAGGTGGCCTACGAGGAGGTGTGAGGATGGAAGGGAATGGTGCTGTTCGGCTCATTCAGCTGATGAGGCAACACGGATATAACAAAGACGTATCCATTGAGCTGGCCACGGTGACGTCGCCACCTCCCAATATCAAAATCCAGGTTGATAACATGAAAATCGAACTGGATAAGGACGATGTTGTCGTAGCAGAACATTTATTGCCCCATAAAAGAATGGTTCTTTTTTTAGGTACCGAGAGTGAAATGGAGTTTAAAGACTCTCTAAAGGCGGGAGATCGCGTCATCGTAGCCAGCGACCGTGACCAAGTGTTTTATATCATTGATCGGGCGGTGATGGTTGAATGACGCTTGCCCCAGTTAATCTTGACGAGCTGAATGCCAATAACGCAACTGAAACCGTGGTGATCGGCCCGTCGAAGACGTATCGCATCGATTTTGAAAGAGGTGAATTGGGCGGGATCATTGACGATGATGAGGCCGTTTTGCAATTTATTCAAAAGGCAATTATGACGGCTCGCTCGCGCTTTTTTATTTACGATGATGAGTATGGCTGTGAAATAGAAGATATCATCGGCATGAACGTCTCTAGCGAGCTCCTAGAAGAAGAAATTCCGCGCTTGGTTAAAGAAGCGATTGAATATGATGATCGGATCGAAAGTGCGTCAAACTTTCTCATTGAGCGCAATGGCGATCAACTACAAATCACCTTTACCGTCACTTTGACTAACGGCAAGACGCTGGAGGGGGTGAGCGTGAATGTTTGAGGATCAGACGTTTGAGGTGATTATGCAGCGAATGCTGTCGCGAATCCCTGATGACTTTGATAAGCGGCAAGGGTCTGTGGTATGGGATATGCTCGCTCCGGCGGCCCTTGAATTGGAACGTGCATACCAACAACTGTATTTAGTGACTAACTGGTTATATTTATCCGAAGATGTACCTCGGGATATACTACTTGCTCGAGTGAGGGACTTTGGCATCGAACCTAAACCGGCACAAAAAGCAAGTGGTTTATTGACTTTTGTAGGACGGACAGGAACGGTGATCCCAGCCAATACACGCATTAGCACAGGGGACAGCATTCCCATTTTCTTTTATACAGTTAATGATGCGGCTATCGGGGACAACGGAACTGCTACTGTTCTGGCAGAAGCCGAGCTGCCCGGATCATCAGGCAATGTTCCGGCCAATGCTATTACAGTTTTGGTCGATGTCATTGACGGAGTGGAAAGTGTGACAAACTTGCAAGCATTTGAAAATGGAGTCGATGAGGAAAGTGATGAATCACTGCTTGCTCGTTATTACGAGAGAATACGTAAACCAATCACGTCAGGGAACATTGCTCATTATCGTCAATGGGCGTTGGAAGTTGCCGGGGTAGGTGATGCAAAGGTGACGCCTCTTTGGAATGGTCCTGGCACTGTCAAAATTACTATCGTCAACACAGACATGCAGCCAGCGACCACTGAATTGGTTGCTCAAGTGCAGGAGTATATCGAACAAGTGCGGCCCATTGGCGCGGCTGTAACGGTTGCTTCGGCGACGGGCAAACCGATCAGCGTTTCGGCAAACGTCATTTTGGCATCGGGATATACACTGCAAAATGTACAAGATGCATTTGCAGCGTCGCTCGATGAATATTTGAAAGAGATTGCTTTCTCTATGACTTATGTGAGCTACGCGAAAATCGGGACACTTTTGCTAAGCACGCCCGGTGTGATTGATTACAGTGAATTGACTGTGAACGGAAGCACGGCGAATGTTGCGTTGCAAGATGATGAGGTGCCAATTCTCGGAACGGTTGCGCTGGGGGTGTAGGAATTGGCGTATCCTCAACAGATTGATCGGTTTTCAACGAAGTTAAATAAAAAGCTGGACGGCAACCGGTATGTTATTGAGGAAGAAGTCATCCCGATCAATGGCGTCTACGAAGGCGAATTGAAGCATGACAACGTGGTGAAAGATACAATCCGTGTGTATACGGGATCAAAAATGGCAGGGAATCGCATTGATCAGTTTGTTTTGTCTGTTCCGTCTGAACGGCCATGGCGAACGATGATTAAGATATTTTCAAACGCCCCAAAGCTCTATATATCTTACGAAACGCCAGGCGATACGGTTGAGGCTGATGATGTGAATATGCTTCAGGAGGCAATCACGGCCACACAAACGGAATTAGAGCGATACAAAACCGATGGAATGATTGATGGAGGAACTTTCTTGAGGGAGGGATGATAATATGCCCCAAACCATACGGATTAAAAGGGGAACTAAGGCGCAACTGGATGCATACGGTCCGTTGCAACAAGGGGAAATGGGGTTTTGTACGGACACAAAAGAAGTGTATATCGGAGATGGTGCGCAAAACACATTTGTTGGTCGTGCCATGTCTGGAACTTTAGCCAATCGTCCAAACGCTTCGGCGGCTGGGCGATTTTATTATGCAACGGATGATGGGTACCTGTATTTAGACTTAGGGACGGCATGGCAACGGATCAGCGCGAGAAACCTAACTGACTTGAACGGGACCATTGACGATATTGCAGACGGAACGAACTATGCAAAAGTAAAAAAGAGCGATGTGACGAATGGTAGTGTGAATAAGGTTTCGGACGGCACCAAAACAGCAACAGCTGCACAAATTCGAGACCACATCGACAACGTAGCTATACACCGCCAGATCAACGATTCTGGCACAGGACCAACAGACCTATGGAGCGCGCAAAAAATCCGGAACGAGATTGAGCTTGCCAAACGTAATATCGAGCCACAAGCCAGTGTGAAAAACCGTATCACCACAACGCCACCGACTACGCCAGCAGTCGGCGATCGGTACATTATCCCATCCGGCGCAACCAGCGCATGGTCGGGTCAAACCAACAAAATTGCAGAATGGAATGGGTCGGCATGGGATCTGTACACACCACAAACTGGATGGACGTGCTATGTCGATGATGAGCAAAAGATTTATAGCTGGAACGGGACGGCTTGGGTGCGCACGGGCGGAGCGTTGCAGACGATCACAGCCGGAAACGGTTTGACGGGTGGTGGTCAGGCCGATACGGTCACTCTGCATGTCGGCGCGGGAAACGGAATCAATGTCTTGGCGGACACGGTGGAAGTGAATGCGTATAGGGGTATTACGGTGGATGCAAATGGAGTAGCTGTGAATATCGATGGGAGCAGTATTGTCTATGATTCAGTGAACGGAAACCGGCTTATGGTGGCTGTCATTGACGGTGGAACGTTCTAGGAGTGGTGAATAATGCCAAGACAAGTATTGATTAAGATAAGGAGAGGAACAGAAGCCCAACTTCCTGTACTGGATGTCGGTGAATTAGGTTTTTGTACAGACACAAACAAGTTGTATATCGGTACACCGAACGGAAATCAGCTTCTTGTGGCAGCTCAGTCTGTCGGTGACATGTTGAAAAGCATCTATGATACAGATTACGACGGGAAGGTAGACGCGGCAGAAACGGCGGATAGCGTGCCGTGGACAGGAGTGACAGGGAAGCCTAGTGTATTTCCGCCTGATGTGCATACGCACGATGATCGCTATTATACAGAAGCAGAAGCGAGCAATTTATTCGCAAAACGACAAGGATATTCGGCAAATATTTCCTCCGTGGGTTGGTATAGGATCGCATCGAACGGGTCTGTATCTGTTGGGGGAGGCGGTGGCACTCGGGCTCATGCTATGTTTACTGTCCGCGATACACAGAGTGGGCTTCATTCGGCGGTAACTTTCTACGCTTCCTATCATTTTGGAAATAATCCGACAATCACCGTCTTAAATCGATCATGGTATGGAAGTCAAGGAATCATTAAAAAGATTCGATTAATAGAAGGCAATACTTATGAGGGGGCAGCCATAGAAGTTTACTGCGGTGCAACTGGAACTGTCGATTTTACCATCTACGACAATGAGCATGTTAACGGATGGACGCCGGTAAACTGGGCAAATGGTAGTATTCCTTCTGGGTTCACAGTCACGCAGATTGATTTGGATACGTACGATCCGGTTTTCGCGATCGCTGCGAACGGCGTCAACAATATGTTCTATATCCAACGAAATGGACAAGGGACATTCATGCCACGTGGTCCCATCACTTGGAATCAACTGAAAGGGGTGTGATGGATGTACGGTCAAACGTTATACGGCGCGACTCTCTTTGGCACAGATCAGCAAGAACATTCATCACCAGCCACATCGGTTGATTTGTTTCAATATCTTCCTAATTACTATCGAGGTATTCGGGAGTTTGAAGAGATAATGAACGCAGAAGGAGAAGAGCTTGGAAAGCTCTGGTCAGAGATCGATAATCTTCCCAACCAATTTTCTGCCACAACAGCTACATGGGGCCTGTCTCTTTGGGAATCGGAACTTGGGCTGGCAGTGGATCCGACCAAACCGATGGAGTGGCGAAGGGAACGAATCAAGGCGAAACTTCGTGGCGCCGGAACCACGACAAAGCAGATGATTCAGAACGCCGCGGCTGCATTCAGTGGCGGCGAAGTGGATGTGATTGAGTACCCGCCAGAACACCGATTTGAAATTAAATTCATCGGTGTAAAAGGCATTCCGCCAAACATGGCTGGATTTATTGAAATGCTCGAGCAGATCAAGCCAGCGCATTTGGCATACAGCTTTAAATACACATATACGGTGTGGAACATAGTCAAAAATCTCACATGGAATCAAGCGAACGTCAAAACATGGAACGAGCTCAAGGTATATGAAGGAGCGTGAAAGAGATGAAGCTCACTGGAAACTTGGGATTGAAAAAGCCTGAAGGGACTGATGTGGTTAACATTGACGACTTGAACCAAAACTTTGACATTCTAGATGTCGAAATCGTGAAAGTGGCCTCTCCTACTCAGAATGGCCGAATGTCTGCGGCAGATAAAGTAAAACTGGATGGGATTGATGCTGGTGCACAACGCAATACAGTAACGAGTGTCAACAACAAAACCGGCGCCGTCATTCTTGCCGCAACCGATGTGGGGGCAGAAACGCCGGCCGGCGCACAAACAAAAGCCAATCAGGCGGAAGCGAATGCAAAGGCCTATGCAGATCAACAACTTGCTTCGCATTCGGCTGATTATGTGAAGCACATAACAGCAGCAGAAAGAGCGGCTTGGAACAGCGCAGAAGCAAACGCAAAAGCATATACCGATAGCGCACCTGAACCTATGCAGCGGAATTTAGGGAACTTCAATGTTTACAAAAGCGAAAAAGACAGCAACGGAATTTTCACCGTTGTTGAATATAAACGTCCTGATGGTACATTGTACGCGAAATCCGTGTTAAGCGGTGGAACAAGTCCGCAATATACAACACGCACGATTACTTATTATGCCGCCGATGGAACAACAGTTATTCGGACTGATCCATATACACTTGTTTATGATGCGGACGGTGATTTAATTAGCGAGGTGAAGCAATAATGCCGATTATTGATATAAAGGCGCATGGTGGGGTGTTTGGAGGGGGGAAATATCGAAAAAATTCTTTTATTAGATACACGAATTTAGATGGGGTGGTCTCTCCTATTGTTTCCATTACCGTTTCTCATACAAGTCCTACATCTGCATGGATAAAAGCAAATGATGGGTATTTATATGGTATAGACATGAACAACAGACTTATAGTAAAGTTTAACCCAGCTACGGGAACAATTGTGTCAACAATACCAATCAACAAGACGATAAACTATATTATGTGTTTAGCGGACAAAAGCGGTTGGGCAATAATCAACTCAACAGATTATAGAGTCTATGTTTTAAATTTAAATGGGACAATAAGGTGGGAACAAGCGGAAAGTATTGGCGGAACTATAATTACCACGTTAAGCCAAAAACAAAACGGCGATATTGTTTATACCAAAGATAATCAATTACGAATTTATGATGTGAATACAGGAGCAGAGAAAAAAAGGTTTGCTTTTCCGGTATCGGTGAGTATAAGTAATACATTTTGGGGAATAACACCGGATGATAATTGGTTTATGGCGGGAGATAAATCCGGCTCTGGAAGATTTTACTTGTTTAATCTTAATGATGGCATAACATGGAAATATGTTTACCTTAACCCAAACATAGGTCAAGCAAGTACATTCTTTGGTAACAATGTGAAGAATGTACGGGTAGGCAATATTCAATATTTTTCATATGGTTGGGACGCGAACTATTTAGTAGCTTACGACCTTACTCAAATACAAAACGCGGCACATAACTCCACTGTTAATGCTTTATATAAATTTTATTGTGGCGGGCAATACGTAAATGGTTCGGAGTATATCCCGAAAGAAAACGCTATTGTAACAAACGTCAGCGGTGGAGTAACCGCGGTAAAACCTGACTTGTCAGGAACGTTATTTGCACTAGGAGATTTTGGGGGTACGGTTCGATTCTATGAAGGTCAAAATTATTGTTTAGATGGATATAACATTTTTGTACCGATTAGTAACTATCTAAAAACGTCAAATATTTATTTTAAAATAAAAGGATAAGGGGTGTTTAACATGTTAAAGTTCATTTATAAAGAAATTAGTCCGCAAAAATATGAAGTTGGAGCCATATTTTTTGAGTTTGATGAAAATGAGCCGTTAAAAGAAAACGAAATGATAACTAATAAAAATGAACAAGATTTACCGATTGCAGAATATCAAATAGGAAAAATGTCAAAGATGTATTACAATCCAACTAATGATGAATTTTTTATTGAATATGTTGACCGCCCACTAACGCCGGAAGAAAAATTGCAACTATTAGAGCAGGAAAACCAAGACTTAAAAAATCAAATTGAATTAATGAAACAAGCATTAGATGATTTATTGCTAGGAGGTATGTGATATGGCTGCATATTTAGCACAACGAATCATTGATGGAGCTTATACTTATGATTTTGTTATCTCCAAGCGTCCAGACCTCAAAGCAGGCATTGACGCTTACCTTCGTGAGAAAGGTAGAGAGGATTTAATTACACAATAGGACGATACTGCGCAATAAGCACACTTTATACAGGTGTGCTCTTTTTACTTTAGTGAAGAAAGCGAGGAAAACGAATGAAGCATAATACCAACACTCTATACACCACGATCACAGGCGGTAGCGCATCAGCTATCGTCTATTTAATTGGTGGAGTGGATCATCTTGCCATTGCTCTTGGGATCATGATGGTGGCGGATTACATTTCGGGCCTGATGGTCGCTGTTGGTACAAAAGAGGTTTCTTCCAAGACCGCCTTTAGAGGACTCATGAAAAAGGTGGCCATGATTTTAGCTGTCATCGTGGCAAACCAGTTAGACGCAGTAACAGGTAGCGGCGATTTTATGCGCAACACAATGATTATGTTCTTGATTGGTAACGAAGGAATTAGCTTCATCGAAAACCTCGGGCGTTTAGGAGTGTCTATCCCGGGACAGGTTTCGAAAGTGTTTGCGCAGTTGAAAAGTGAAAATCGCAAAGGAGCGGATAAGTAATGGTGCGTATCGTGCTCGATGCCGGCCACGGTGGCCATGATCCAGGTGCAACGGCGAACGGGCTGAAGGAGAAGGACCTCACGCTTGTTATTGTGAAGCGTATTGGAAAGATGCTCGATGAGTATGAAGGTGTAGAGGTGCACTATACGCGTACGGATGATCGTTTCGTGGAGTTGTCGGAGCGCGCAGCGATTGCGAACCGATTGAAGGCTGATTTTTTCTTGTCAATACACATCAATGCCAGTGGTGGCACAGGATTCGAGTCCTACATTTACAACGGTAATGTTGGCAAGGCCACGATTGCATATCAAAATGTGATCCACAGTGAGATCTTAAGAGCAATCGGAAATGTACAAGACAGAGGGAAGAAACGTGCTAATCTCCAAGTTTTACGTGAAACATCCATGCCAGCGTTGTTGACGGAGAACTTATTTGTCGACAACAAAGATGATGCAGCAAAATTGAAAGACGCTAAGTTCATCGAAGCTGTGGTGCGCGGCCATGTAGAGGGGATCGCTAAAGCATTCGGATTGAAGAAAAAAACGAAGCCACAAGCGCCACAAAAACCGTCTACCGGGAAATTATATCGTGTGCAGGTCGGTGCATTCAGCGACCGAAGGAATGCAGAAAGGTTAGCAGAGGAGCTCAAAAGAAAGGGATATCCCGTTTTTATCACAGATTAAACCTATCCCCCGCCGTGCGGCGGGGATTAATCCTACTCTAAGCGAGTAGGCTCTTTTTTATCCATATCTCCTCAATCGGCCTTTTCAATTCCGTACAAATTGCATAGGCCACATCGAACGATGGTAGCTGCTTATCGTTAACGATGGCGCTTAGCGTTCCAGGGCTAATATTGATCCTCTTAGCGAATTCTCCATGTTTAATGCCTTCCTGAGCTAGGATCACCTTTAACATACATTTATATCCGGTCATCGAATCCCCTCCGGTTTTTCATTTCGCCGTAAGGCCGTTCTGATCCTTCTAAAAAGGATAAGCTGTATCGAAATTTTTTTTGATGGACAAGATAAACGGACAAACACTGGTACATAGGCTAATAACACAAAAGCCCCACAGTAGAAAAACTTTCCCTCCACTTTATTAGGCGTCCTAGTATCACTCTCTCGGCAGGATTTCGAAACTGTTTATTTTCACTTCAGTCACTTTTTCTACACTATTCTTCTAGCGCACTTGTACGAGCGAAATGCCTCACGTACCAAGAAATCCAGCGTTTGTTAGGAGGAGCGAAGCGACGACGAGGAAGGAGGGGAAGTGCGAGGGGGAGGAAATCAAAAAAAATACAGGAGGTGAGAGACGATGATTTTTAAACGTCAGACGGAAATCATCCCGTTTGGGGAGTTTATGGCTAAAAAACGGACGAAGGCGAAGCCAGGCATAGTCGTTCCAGCGTTGTTCCCTGTTATCACTCCGCATCATTTATTTCCTGTTCAAGATCCCGATTTTGCCTTGCTGATGACAGGAGTCGGGGCAATCACGTTGTCAGCGTTCATAGAGAGAGGGTTCGTCATGATGAGGATGACCGATGTCGCTGAAAAAGTCACCGATTGTGGCCGTTTTATATTTCCAGTAGTCGTTTACGGGGCGGTGCTATGGCTATTTTTCAGTCTAGGAGGGCTTTAAAGTGAGGAAATGGCTGCAAAAGCAACACGCAAAATCTCAGTTGAGAAGAGCGTTTCAAGCGGCCGGGTTGTATGTGACCTATCGGAGCGGCGAGCGGGAGCTAAAAGTGTTCCCAAAGATTCACAGTGTAATAAATGATAGCGACCGAATCGAGTATGCTTTTACTCTTGTTAATGGCATGGATCCGAAAGAGGTTTTGAAAAAAGAATATGTGTTTCAACAAGTGTTCGGTCAGCATGTTCAATTGGAGGGAGATTATAAAAGATTTACGCTGACCATTTACCATCGAGGGTTACCCAATGAGCTTTCCTATAGCTTTGAAAAGATCAAACCGCATCTCGAGGGGTTAGCGCTTCCGATTGTTTGTGGGATGGATCGATATGGGCAATATATCGCCTATGATGCGATCCAAGAGCCGCATTTGCTGATCGCCGGCGAGAGCGGCAGCGGGAAGTCAACACAGTTGCGTTCCATCCTTACTACGCTCATTCAATATTACGATGACACCAAGCTCCATATTTACTGTGCCGATTTGAAAATGTCAGAATTTCATATTTTCAAACGCTGCCGGCAAGTGATGGCAGTTTGCACGACGCCGGGTCAATTAAAAAAGATGCTATCGCTTATCCAGATCGAAATGAATCGGCGCAGCCGGATGCTTCATGAAAAAGAAGTAGCCCATATGAATGATTTGCCCGAATCGGAACGACCGCCTATCATCCTTGTTTGCATCGATGAATTGGTCATTGTGAAAGACGAAAAGGATATCATAGGTGTGTTAATTCAGCTCGTTGCAATCGGTCGCGCGCTGAATATGATTGTGATTTTATCTATGCAGCGACCGAGCCATGACATATTGGACACCAAAATACGGGCCAATTTAACGGTGCGGATGGGCTTCCGTGCGGCTGATCTATCGAACGCGAAAATTATTGGCACGCCCGGAGCGGAAAAAATCAGCATTGAACAGCGAGGTCGGTTTTTGCTGAAGCGGGAAGGATTAATGGAGCTGCAGGCACCGTTTTTGTCTCTGGAGCAGGCGAAAAAAATTCTTGAGAGATATCAGGTTGCCGATCATAAGGATGTTTTGCCAAGCGATTTGAATGTTGCTAGTGTAAGCGAGGAAATCGTTTTAGGAGTGTTGGACGATGCTGACCAAACGTGATAAAGCAATCATCGCTGATCTACAGCGGTTCCGAGTGATGAGCCGTGACGACATTGCGGAGATCCATTTCAAAGGGCTAAAGCGACCACAGGAGAGTGCCAATAACGTTCTATTGCGTCTAGTTCGGGACGGGCATATTCAGCGCTCTACAGCGTTTGTGCCGTACGTATATTTTTGCGCCGACAGCAACATGAAAAAGAACTCGCAAAAAATTCCCCACTACCTCGAGATCGTAAAGGTGTATAAAGAGATCCTCTCGGCCGGACCGTTGGAACAGTTTATCGTCGAACCGAAATATCGGAAGGGGCTGGCCGAACCGGACGCATTTTTTATTTATCAGCGAACGCCGTTTTTTCTTGAGTGCCAGCGCACTTTCTATAGCGAAAAAATGATTGAGGAAAAACTGAACCGATACGTCGCGCTGTACGAGAAGGGATTGATCGCCGATGAGCCTTGGCAGCCAGCAGGGAAGGTGATCTTTCCATATATCCTTATTCTCTCAGATACAAGGTACGCTCTAAATCGGCAGTATCCTTTCCGAGTGTTCCAGGCACCATCGTTTTTGAGTTTTCTTCGATCGTTGAAACAGCCGCAACAGTCGCAGTCATCCTACTCTGACATAAAGGTGGCTGGGGCGCGGTTGAAGCTGCGGGATCAGTGAGGAGGGGGCCACACCATGGAAAAATTAGCAGTCAAACTGCTTGTTTTACACGCTTTTATCGCTGAGCAACGGAACGAATATGCTAAAATGGAAACAGAAGGCGTTGTTGAACAGGCTTTTGTCAGCGGCATATTGGCTGCATTGGAGTTTTTCGAAGACGCGCTTGAAGAGATGTGGGGAAGCGCCGTTTGA